AAATTGCCCAAGCTAATCGTCAAGGTGCGGCAGCAGTTGCAGCCGAAAATGAGCGAATTAAGGCGTCTAATGAACAAGCTAAAAAAGCATTCGAAGATACTAAGAAAGCTAATGAAGACTTGCAAGCTTCTTTAATGGGATTCGATGAGCTTAATGTTCTTGATAACAATAAAAATAATCAAGATAATGGTTCATTTGAGGCACAACCATTAGAGAAGTTTACTCCGCAACAAAAGCAAGACAGTCCTATTTTTGATGATGCTGGATTAGATGATAGTGGTGCAGGAAATGGTAACCAAGGACTTGACTGGAATGTTCCATTAGAAGCCTCACAGAATGCTATTGATGCAGCTAACAAGGTCAAAAAAGTTCTGGGTGAAATCTTTGATCCAATGAAGAAAGCTTGGGATGAAAAAGGTCAAGCTGTTGTGGATGCTGCTAAATACTCATGGCAAGAAATCAAACGCTTGTTAGGTGATGTAGGTAATTCATTCTTACATGTCTGGGATAATGGCACCGGACAAAAAGTGATGGAAAACTTACTTCAGTTGCTAGCTGATATGCTGGATATCATTGGCGATATTTCAAGGGCGTTTGCCGAGGCATGGGAAGAAAGTGGCCGAGGGACTAGATTTATTCAAGCTATCTTTGATTCGCTTAATAATGTTCTAGTTGCGATTCATCACATGGCTGATTCATTCCGAGAAGCATGGAATACTGGCGATCTTGGTAAAAGAATTTTTGCTAATCTTTTAGATTTAGCTACTAAGCTAGTTGAATTTATTGGAGATATTGCCAAATCATTCGATGAGGCTTGGCAACACGGTAATGCTGGTACAAAGTTATGGCAGGCATGGCTAAATGCATTGAACAATATTCTAGATATCTATAAGAATATTGTTACTTCAATTGATGAAGCGTGGAAGCATTCAAACTTGGGAGTCTCAATCTGGAGCCATTTAATTCAAATTGTTACTGGTGTAGGTAATACGATTGGTAACTTAGCAGGTCAATTCGATAAAGCATGGCAACATGGTAATGTTGGTACATCAATTTTTAAGACTCTTCTAGGCATGGTTGATGATATGCTTGGTGCTCTTGGAGATATGGCGACATATACTTCAAATTGGGCTAAAAAGCTTGATTTCACTCCATTGTTACAATCAATTAACAACTTGCTAAAAGCTATTAGACCGGTAACCAAAGATGTTTGGGATGGCTTATCTTGGGCTTATAAAAACGTCTTACTTCCACTTGCGGGATTCACAATTACTCAAGTAATTCCTGAGTTCTTTAATGCATTAGCTGCTGTACTTAAGGTTGTTCATAGTGTAGTCAAAGCGGCTAAACCAGTTTTTGAATGGTTCTATGATAGTTTTATCAAGCCATTAGCTAAAATAGCTGGATTTGCAATTGTGGAAGCTTTAAAGCTTTTAACTAAAGCACTTGAAGGATTATCTGATTGGATAGACCATCACCAAACAGCAGTTAAGATTATGACTGCAACGTTGCTTACCCTCTTAGGTATAAAAGTTGCTAGAGCTACTATTGCAGGAATTCAAAGCTTTACTGACACCCTTAAGATTCTGGCAATGCTTAAGTTCGATAAGCTAAAAGCTGGTGTTAAATATGCTGACGATATGCTTGGTGTTGTGATTGAATTTGCCAAACATCCAATTCTTAACATCAAGGAACTTGCAAAATTAAGCTTCGAAAATATTAAAGGTGGCTATGCTCACATAAAAGATTTATGGAGTGAAGTAAATCAAGGCTGGCAAGACAGTAACCTAGCTAAGACTGACTTCCTTAAATCAGCTCGATCTTCTATTCAATCTGGCGAACCAATGAAGTTAGGTCAGAAATTGGGTACTGGATTATCAGGAGCAATGATTGCCGTAACTTCTGGAATTGACATCTACAAAGGTATCAAAGCTAAGAACAAAGAAGAAAAGTTTGCTGATTTTGGTTCTGGAATTGGTGGAGCTATCGGTGGTGGTATTGGCTTATTCTTTGGTGGACCAGTAGGTGCAGCAATTGGTCAACAAGTCGGCTCATTTATTGGTAAATGGGGCGGTGTTGGTGCTTCTAAGTTTGGTGATGGCTGGGCTAAATACGGCAAAGGTAAAAAGCCTAAAGACTGGGTTGAAGCAATTGGCTTTAAGTCTCACGAAATCTTAGACAACTTTACCTCTTGGGCTAAGTCTGTTGGTAAAGATATCAATACTAACATCGCCAAGGGCAAGAAAGAAGTTCAAACTGCTAGCTCTAATATTCATAAGTGGTCAACTAATTTTATTTCTAATGCTAAGAAAGATATTAAGAGTTGGGCGCAAAATGTTGGTTCTAACATCAATAAGGATATCGATAAAGGTAAGAAACTTGCTAAACAAGCTGGTACTAAGGTCAAAGAATGGTCAACTGACTTTATTAGTGATGCTAAAAAGAAAGTTCATGATTGGTCTTCAAAGATTGGTTCAGATGTAAATAACAGTGTTGAAAATGGTCAAGCCATGGCTAAGAATGCTGGAACTAAAATTAAGAACTGGACTACTGGATTTAGAGAATCAGCCAGTGGACTAGTAAGATCATGGGCTGAAAGATTAGGCGACCACATCAATAATGGTTCTGAATCATCACGCTCAGGAGCTACTAATGCCGGTAGCAAATTATCTAGTTGGACGCGCAGCTTCTTTGGAAATGCGAATAGCAGTATTTCTAGTTGGGCTGGTGGCTTAGGTGGTCATGTCGATAATGGAATTGGCAATGCTTACAACTCAGCTCGGAATGCCGGTGAACGATTAGGAAGTTGGGTATCTAGTTTCAGACACAACACTTCAAGAACCTTGGGCTCATGGGCTGGTACTCTTGGTAGAACTATTGGTGATGGAATTAGGGACGGTATCTACAACATTAGTAGTGCTGTTCATAAAGTTGTGGATGCAATTGTAAAACCGGTTCAAAATGCTACTAATAAAATTAGAGATGGTATCAACTGGGTACTCGGTAAGCTTGGTGGTGGATCCATTGGTTGGGGTTTCTTCAACTGGAATTCCTATGCAACCGGTACAGATAATCACCCAGGTGGTTTAGCACTGGTTAATGACCAAGAAGGAGACATCTACAGAGAAAGTTATGAATTGCCAAATGGGGAACAAGGATTATTCCCTGCTAAGCGTAATTTCTTAACTTACTTACCAGCCGGTACCAAAGTTAAGACCGCTACAAGTACGGCTAATGAATTAGCCGGTATGGTTCCTAAATATGCCAGCGGTATTGGTAACTTTAATTTCGATTTTAGTGGTATTTTTAGTGGAATTAGTTCAGCCTTAGGTAATTTGGATTTTGGCAATATTTTTGATAGAGTTGGTAGTTTTGTAGATGGTGTGATGGAAGAACTTGAAAAAGTTACTGATGATATTGCTCATCCAGAAAGACTAGTTAACTATATTGTTGATAAATTCGTTACCTATGATTGGAGCTTAGGAGATGCCTCACTTAAATTCGCTAAAGGTGCTGTTAATCAAGAAAAGAAAGGTATGATGAATTGGGCTAAGAAAGTTATCAATCAATTTGGTGGCTCAACTCATCAAACTGGACCAGGAGCAGAAGGTTGGCGTAGTGCCGTTAAGAAAGCTCTGCGTAAAAATGGATTGCCAGCAACTCCAGCATACGTAAATGCGTGGGTTCGTCAGATTCAAACCGAATCTGGTGGTAATGAACATGCCGTTCAAGGCGGATATACTGATATCAATACTTTAACAGGTGACTTAGCTAAAGGGTTGCTCCAAACTATTTCAGCAACTTTCAATGCTTATAAGTTTCCTGGTCACGGTAATATCTTTAATGGGTACGACAACATGCTTGCAGCAATTAACTATGCTAAACATCGCTATGGCTCAGACATGCTGGCTGTTATCGGTCATGGTCATGGCTATGAAGACGGTGGCTTAATTGCTAAACACGGTTTCTATGAGATTAGCGAAAACGACAAGCCAGAAATGGTTGTTCCTTTAACTAATCGTGAGTTAGGTATGCGAAGAATTAATGAAGCTATTGCATTTATGAATCAGAATTTTGGTGGTGGCTTGCAAATGCCATCTTCCTTAAACAGACGAACTGCTATTGATAGTTCAATTTATTCTGATACTCAATCTAATGACTCTACGTCAGTTCAGCGTGGAGGATTCAAGGAGATGAGTACAGAATTAGTAAATGCTATAGTTCAAGCAATTCAAATGCAAAACTTTAATAGCAATAACGGAAAACCTATTGATTTACACTTATCTGTCAAAATTGGTGATGAATCATTTGGAGAACATGCCATTAAGGGTATTAATACCATTAACCAAAAGAATGGTAGAAATATGTTAAATCTTTAGAAGGAGGAAATGAGTGATTGTATTCTTTAAAAATTTCTGGGACATTGGTTAATCCTGCCCCGCAAACTATGCAGGTAACAATTCAAGATATTGACGCAAAAGCAACGCGTGATGCACAGGGGTTACTACATCGAGATCGAGTAGCTACTAAAAGAAAAATCACGTTAGCATTTGGTGCACTAACAGTTCCAGAATGTGCAAAGATTTTAGGAGCAGTTAAAAGTGAATTTTTTAGAGTAGATTACTTAGATCCACAAGATGGAAATATGCGGTCAGGAACATTTTATGTAGGAGATCGAACAACACCTGTTTACTCTTTTATAGATTCAGTACCTGTCTGGAAAGGCTTATCCTTTGATTTGATAGAACAGTAGGAGGTGAGAAATATTGCTAACACAGAACAAAAGAAGTTAGGGAATGCTTGGCGAGCATCACAACGAACACTAGATATTAAAGTGGCAGTTAATGGGAAAACTTATACCGCTACTGATATTAACAGCTTGAAATATGATTCAGGAGCTTATACTGGTGACACGTTTGCTATCGGCTCAACTTATTCAAATAGTGTTCAGATTGAATTTTCACATTTAATAGAGAATTTAAAACTTGGTATGGAAGTTTTACCAAGTATCGGGATTAAGACGTCTGGTGGCTATGTATATGAGCCGTTGGGCGTTTTTATTATCTCTAGTGAAATCAAGATGGATCGCAATAACAATCTTACTTCCATTAGTGCAAGTGATAGATTTTGCGGTTTAGAGGGAACTTATAAATCTAAACTGGCTTATCCAGCAAAAGTTTTAGATGTAATAGCTGAAATCTGTGCACAATCAGGAGTCAGGGCTAATGTGGATGACTTAGCTAGACTTCCACATCAAACTGACTTACCTAGTGCTATCACTGGTCAAACGTATAGAAAAGCTTTAGGCTGGATTGCACAATTATATGCTGGGTATGCTACCTTTGATCGTCAAGGATTATTTACAATTAGAACTATTGCTGAACCTAACTATGAACTAGATCCCAGTCAGTATGAACAAGCTGGTTTAACTAAAAATGAAGCTCCATATCGAATTAGTGGAATTCAATGTCAAACGACAATTACCACTAAAACTAGAGATGGCGAAGATACTGAAGAGACTAAGAATTATCAAGTTGGAGATTCAAATGGATCTCAAATCAAGCTTGAAAACAATATTATGACGCCTGATAGGCTGACTAATATTTGGGAGCAAATTAAAGATATTAATTTCTATCCATTTAGTTTGAATTGGTTTGGAAATCCTGCAATTGAAGCGGGAGATTGGTTAAAGCTACAAGACAAGCAAGGTAATAAATTTATCGTTCCAAACAATAGCTACACACTTGATTTTAACGGTGGTTTGTCAGCAACCTCTAAGGCAGATCAAACTTCTTCCACAGACTCTGCAATAGCTTGGGAGGGAACTTTCTCTCAAACTATTAGAGAACTTCAAGGTCGTAAAGCACCAGATGGAACAGTGATTTTTCCGCCTAGTGTAACTGAACCACCTACGAATGCTAAAACTAACGATGTTTGGTTTAAGCAAAATGGTAATTCAACAGAATTGTGGGTGTTTACTGAACAAGAAGATGGGATTAGAAAGTGGGTTAGGAGGGATTTAACTTCTGACGAGATTAAGAAGCAAGTCCAAGAAGCACAAGACGGCTTGAAAGATGCCAAAAAAGAAATAGCAGATAATCTTGCTAAAGCTGATAGCGATATTGCTAAACTTAACGCAAGTATTGGCAATCAGAATTCAAAGATTGATGGATTGAGTACTAGTGTAAATACTGTTGTAATTCCTAAAGTCACTGCTATTACTAATCAGGTGTCTGATGTTGTTACTAAGGTAAATGAACAGAAAAACATTGTTACTGGGTTACAAACTCAAGCTACTCAACAAGGTAAGGATATCTCTAAGATCACTACTGATGTTCATGGTGTTACTGTTGATCTAGCTAACCTTAATGGGGATGTAAATCAAACCAAAGCTACTGTGCAAGGCTTGCAGACCACACTAGGCAATGCTCAGGGAGATATCGCACAAATTAAAGTAGATGCAAAAAAGCTTTCTACTAGCTTATCTGGCAAGGTTGATAATTCCACATATGCTAATTTTGTTAATGCAACTAATAATGCATTAAATGCTAGGTTAGTGGCTAGTGATTTAAATGGATATGCTAAAACTACTGATGTTCAAGCCACAGCTGATGGATTGCAAGTAAATATCAATAGCTTAAGTGGTAAGCTAGATAATTTAGTTATAGGTAATAGGAATTTAGTACGTAATTCTGGTTTTCCAAAAAATATTGATTATTGGAGTGGACCAGCTACAACAAAGCATGATTTATATTATTCTAGTAAACAAACCTTATTTGTTCTTAATAATTCTAATTCTAGTGAAAATTTTGCTGAATCTGCTTATTTTCCATTAGAGAGAAATACCGACTATGTGGTCAGTTTTAAAGGCTTTGCTTCAACGAATGTATCAAGTTATAATGTTTTTATTCTCGCTAGAAAATACGGTGAAAATACTAAATATACAACTGTCAAGCACGTAGTAGATGCTAAAAGATTATCTCCAAGTAAAGTAGATTACATTAAAGATTTAATTTTTAATTCTGGAGAAAACGATGAGGCATATATCAGATTTGACAATAACGGATCATCAGATAGTAAGCAAAGTGATCTGTATTTTGGAGAAGTGAAAGTTGAGCAAGGAAACAAGTCGACAGCTTGGACGCCAGCTCCAGAAGATGAACAGGAACGAGTGAATGGTATAACTTCACAGTTATCTGCTCGAATTACAGCTAATAGCCAGCAATTTAGCTCTTATTATTCTAAGACTGACGTTGACCATAAAGTAAGTGGCGTGCAGAGCCAGATTACTCAGAACGCAACAGGATTGCAGACTGTGGTTGCTAAGGTCGATAACATTAGAATTGGTGGAACTAACCTGATTCGTAATTCTAATTTTGATGCTAGTCTTACCGGAATATGGTATACAATGGGTGACCATGTAGTTAACTGGACAAGTCCAGGTGTAGAAGTAAAAAAAGGCGATCTCTTACAAAATATTCCAGTTAAACCGAATACTACATATACATTTAGCTTCGATTTGTGGTATCAAGACTTTTCTGTTAAAAATCATAATCAGTTCTTATTTGTGGAATATAAAGATTCTTCATTTACTAAAACCACCAATACATATGTTGACCATCGCTGGGGTGGCGAGCAATTTCCTAATACTGCCGGGCGTAAAGATAAAAAACTAACATTCACTACACAACCTGATTGCTATGGTTTGAGAATGTATATTCGACAAGATAGTGGCAAGAATGTAGCTTTTCAGATTGCCAAGCCGAAACTTGAAGAAGGGAATCAAGCTACAGACTGGAGTCCAGCGCCAGAAGATAAGGCAAATCAATCTGATTATTCAGCATTAAACCAGACTGTTAAAGGAATACAGTCAACAGTTTCAAGTAACTATGGAACTTTACAGTCACAGATCAGCCAAACGGCTGGAACTATCCACAACGAAATTACTAACAAAGTAAGCGGAGTGCAGAGTCAGATTACTCAGAATGTCAACAATCTGAATTTGCGAATCAACAATACTTCACGTAATTTAGTTTTAAATTCTGGCAATTTTCAAAACTTAAATGGATGGTATACAAATTCCAATGGTAGTTTAGCTTTAGGAAAACACGGCTTTTGGAAAAATAGTACGGAAAACGTTCTATGGATAAATAATCCATCTAAAACTAATGAAGTAACTGTAAGTAGTGCCAGATTTTACGTTCAACCACATACTACTTACACTATTTCTTTCTATGCTTTTGCTTCTACTAATGTCAGAGACAGTGATCTTTTTTTCTTAGGACGAAAAAGAAATAGCAATAACGACTTTGACTATATTATTCAGCCTATAAATTTACGTCGATATTCGCCTAGTCATGCTGAATACGTTACAGTTACTATTAATACTGGTGAATCTGAAGAAGGATATCTTAGATTTGATAATAATGGTTCAACAGATGGTAATATTAATTTGCTAGCCATTACTGATATTCAAATGGAAGAAGGTAGTGTGGCCACGCCGTGGAAACCTGCCATTAACGATCAAGTACTAGCTCAAATAAATGTTGCAGCCGGCACCACACTGATCCAGAATGACAAAATCTACATGGATGCAAGCTCTACTGTATTTAGCGGTAAAGCATTTATCCCTAACGCTGCGATAACCAATATTTCAGCAGATAAGATTAACACTGGTACGCTTGACGCTGGTAGGATTAACGTAATTAACTTGAGTGCGAACAATATCACCACCGGTACTATTAATGGTGCTAATTTGAAAATCAACCTGAACGATGGAGAAATACTATTTCAAAAAGGGCGCATTGCCTCTACGAATGGAAATCTAAATATTGATTTGGATAACGGGACTATGAGTGTTACAAATTATTGGGGAATGGGCGTATTTTTCCAAAACGGACAGCTTATTTTAGATGACCGAAATTCGTTAGGAGTAGCGGGATCTTACTCTGATGCTAACCCTAAATATGGAATTATAAAAAGATCATATGATCTTTTTTCTTCTGGATTATATGGTATGGATTTGTTATCTCCAAATGGGGTAAGCTTAAAAACTACTAATTACGACGGAATAATTAATTCTGGCACTATGCTAGATTCTACAACTAGTGGTGCTGTTATGACAGTTGATAAAAATGGAAGTGCAACAGTAAATGCGGCCGGAACAACTCATTTAGTAGGGGGAAATAAATTCAAAAGTATCCCTAGTGATAACAGCGGAATTACTACGAATCGTCCTCATATTTGGATAGGAAACTTTAATGGCAACGTTGGAGACAGAATTGAAATAGACGCTAATTATGTTCATATGCCAACTACATATTGGAGAACTACTGGTGCAGCGCCTAATCTTCATATAGGAGACGATGGTGCTCTAGTTCGTTCAACATCAGCATCAAAATATAAAACTAACATCAAACGCAGCTATTCAACAGAGTATGGTGATAAGTTATTAAACTTGCCTACAGCTATCTGGACGGACAAAGGCCAAAAGGAAAGGTACGAAGCTGGCAAGCGACATATTAAACCTGAAAAATACTTCGGTATGATTGCAGAAGATTTAGCTGATGCAGGATTAGACCTCTTAGTTAGTCGAAATCCAAAAACACATGAAATTGAAGGTATTCAATATGAAAGAATAGCCCCTGCATTATTACCCGTGATTAAAAAATTAAAAGACAAAGTAAACAGATTGGAGAAACAAATAAATGAATAATGCGATTTCACAAAAATTAATTAACAAACTAGCAACTAGTGAGTATAACAACGCAATTTTACAAGTAAAAATTGACGAATTAACTCAAGAAGTAAATCAATTAAAGGCAGAAAAGGAGAACAATAAAGATGTTAAAAACAAATAAATCAATTGCAATTTCAGGACAGTCAATGGTAGATAATAAGCAAGTAGCTACGTTTAATGCAAATATTTATGAAGCTAACGCAAGTGGTGGCAGTGATAACATCAATATGATTATTACCGACAGAGACGCATACGATAAAAATAAGAATGCAGTCAGAAAAGACTTACAGGATTTTCAAACTAAGGTATGGTCCGCTCAAGATGAAGTAATGGCAAGCGCTGATAAAAAGGCGAGTGAGGGATAATGAAACGAACTCAAAAAATAGGAAGTAATATAAGCGATAATTTCCAACTGTTTTTAATTGGGCTAGCCTTATCAGCTATGGGACTACTACTTTGGACAGATCATACATACTTCTTTTGGCCACCACAGTTTGCTGGGCTTATGAATGATGATGGATTAGACGCTGTGGCTGTGGTTACTGGATTTGGATTAATATACTACGCAGTTACAAATGAAAAGAGCAATACAGTAGCAGGAGTTTTGTTAAGCATTTCAGCAAGTTTTACGGGACTTGTTGCATGTATTCAATTAATTCATGCTATTTTTGCAGGACAAGCACCTATGTTTTTAGGTTTTATCTTGTCCTGTTTTTTATTGACAGAAATTTTATACACGGCAAGAACTAGAGATACGCGATAAGAGGTGAAGACACTTGCATGACTTAATTCAAGATCTAATTAATCTAGCACAAGTGTTGACACCTATAATTCTTGGAGTACTAACTTGGAATTTGAACTCTAAGAAGACTAAGCATGATAGCTTAGCAGATGATAATGACAGGATAGTGAAAGAAAATAAGCGTCTTACTAAGTTGAATGCTGAAAAGGATAAAGAAATAAATAATTTATTGAAAGAGAGAAATAGAAAATGAAATTAGATATTAATTTGATTTGGGCGATTGTTGTTTTGCTTATTGCAGGAATGGCAACTGCCTATAGTTTAAATAAACAAAAATTGGAAAAATTGGCGCTCACACATCCCAAACTTGCAAAAGTCTTAGAAACAGCCGGCGTGTTAGCATTGAAAGCTACCATATATCAAGCATCCCTTGATGATAAAGAAGGTTCAAAGAAACTTTATGATGCAACAGATGAGGTCTTTTACCAATTACAAAAACTCTATCCAAATCTTCCTATTGATAGAGTTACTGTAAGAAATATTGTTCAGCACGAGTATGAAAAACTTGTAGTTGATTCAAAGAAAGAGGCTTAAAAATGACACAAACAATTAAAAATAGAGCTTATGGTGTTGATGTATCTAGTTTTAATAATGCAAACGTTACTGAATATACAAATGCAGGTGCTGATTTTGTTCTTGTGAAAGTATCTGAGGGGTTAGATTATCGTAACCCCAAAGCTAAGACTCAGGTGGATAGTATTAAGCAAAATAATGTGGTACCAATGGCTTACCATTATGCAAGATTTAGCTCAAATGCTAGCGTAGCTGTGCAAGAAGGAAACTATGCTATTAGTTCTGCTAAGCTAGCAGGTGTGGTTGTAGGATCTTTTTTAGCTTGTGACTATGAGCAAGGAAGTGGGAACGAAACTAGGAGGAGATCGTGAA